TGTGTAACCTACGATGTAAACCTGACACACAGGCAGAGACACGCATTGTAGCTGACCAGATCAGTGAGAAGATGAAAGAGTTGTTCCCTGTTTCATGGGGGGCTTTGACAGATGACTAAACTGCACGACTTAGAGCCAATGATAATGGACTGCTGGCAGGTGTGTAATGACCTTGAGGTTGTCTTTAGACAGATAGGTGACGGTGAGCGTGAGCCTACCCCAGACGAACTGATGAACACACTGATGGGTATGCAGCAGCTATACCAGTGGAAGTTTGAGCAACTGTTCAACAAATATGAGGATGTACTCCGTGACAGACAATGAGTGGCCCTTAGAGGCAGACTTTAGTGACATCAGACCTATGACACCAGAGGAACGTAAGGCTTCACAGGAACGTGAAGAGGTTAACAAGTGGCGCAAGTGTGTAAGCTGTGGTAATGCAAGTAAGGACACATGGTGTGGCTTCTGTTTGGAGGAAGAGTAATGATAAACAGTGAGTGGCGAGAGTTGATAGCAGAACAAGAGAACTTTAAGGAGAACGTAATGTCAGAGCATACAGCAGACATCGTGAATGAACCTAAGCATTATGCACGGTGGAAGATCGAACCTATCACATACATCATGCGTAATGGCTTTGAGTTCTGGCGTGGGAATATCATTAAGTATGCCAGTCGTGCAGGATACAAGCTGTACGAGGGTATGGATCAAGTGCAGAGTGAGATCACAGACCTTGAGAAGGTCATACGGTACTCACAGATGCGTATCAATCAACTGGAGGATAAAGACAAGCTATGACCAAAGAAGAGATAAAGCAGATCATTAGGGCGCTAGAGAGGTCTGAGGATGTCACGGTCGAGGAAGCTGTATATCTGATCCGAAAGAGACAACGAGAGCTAGAAAACTTGGAGGTAGAGTATGAGCTTAACTGGGCCTGAGATCGTAGGTATGTGCGAGAAGTTAGCCAATAGGTTTAACTCACCCTCACATCGTGATGACATGGTACAAGAGGGTGTACTAAAGTGTTACGAAATACTTGCTGATGAAGGAGAGGAGGTACACCCAGCGCACCTCTACAGGGAAGCTAAGAGGCGTATGCACGATTACCTTAACATTGATGTGCTACCTGTTACAGTACCAGCGCACAATATCACACGGAGGCTTACACGAGACATAGAGGATGATGAGCTTGGGGATATGTCTGAAGCTGGACACAAGTGGCTCAAGGTTGTTTTGTCGTCCACTTCTGGTCAGTACAATGAGGAGTACGGTGGCTCAGGCAGGGATCATGTCGAGAAGTATGAGGCTAAAGATTTCGCCAAGCATGTCCTAAAGACCGCCCGTGATAAATTAACGACAGAAGAATTGGAGGTTATTGATATGAGATTCTTTGGTGATATGACACAAGATGATGTATCGACTGTCGTTGGTAAAAGCAAGATGTGGGTCTCAAGACACGAAACGTCTGCTATGAAGAAGTTAAGAAAGTCAGTTCTGTAACAATTCGTGATGTTACAAATCTGAAGATATATCCCTATAGGTAAGTGTAGGGTTTACATAAGTTATGACTTTAGATATCACTTCTAGTGTATATAACATAAGAAAGGAACGTAAGTATGGAAGTTTTAGAGGAGGACTGGTTGCCTGTAGACTTTAGTGGAAGTCAACCAAAGGTCAGGGCAGAAGACAAAGAGCCTGAGTACCATGAGCTATCAACAGTATTTGTGTCGTTTGAAGACACTCAAGAGTTCGATAATATTGTTGATAGCATTAAACAATATGGTTTGTTTGAGCCAATAATAATGTGGCAAGGCTGGATTGTAGACGGTCGTCATAGACATAAGGCATGTTTGAAGGCTGACGTTAAGCCTACTTACGAGTATATACCAGATGATACGCCCTTTAATGTCGTCCTTGACCGTGTTGTTGGAGCTAACCTTATGCGTAGGCATATGACCACTGGTCAACGGGCTATGACTGCGGCTGCTTTGGCTACTATGACTGTTGGTGGGACTGGAAGTAATCAACACGAAAAGAGCAAAAGGGAGAATTCTACCGATTCCAAATCTAACAAAGACGCGGCAGATCAACTGAATGTATCTGACTATTCAGTAAAGACAGCAAAGGCAATCAAACGTGATGCACCTGACCTAGCAGAGGAAGTTAGTAAGGGTAACATGACACTTAATGCAGCAGATAACGAGAGGAGAAAACGTAAGGGACTACCTGAGAAGACAAATGCACCTAAACCCAAGGCTGTTGACCTAGATGAACTTATGAAAATAGGCGGTAGTAATTGGGACGGTAATGTTGCGGCAGGGGCTTTGGTTTCTACAGCCAGAGACTTACACCTACAAGAGGGTGAGAAGGGTATGGCAAGGTCTATCATGCACATACTTGAGAATGGGGATGGTAAACACTCTCAGTCTTACAACGCAGCGGGTCTTATCGCACTGTATAATGCTATCGGTAAACATCTACCTGAGATAGAAAGTTTACTTGTAGTTAAACCTGACACATCGAAAATGAACTGAGGAAATCACTATGCAAAATCAAGAACCAAACATCGACCTCTTCGGCTATGCTGTTACTGCTATTAAGACCCTTAATGCAACAGCAAAACGTAAGCTAGATAACCCTACCCCCTTCTTGCGTGAAGAAAACGTAATGGCTTGCGCAGAGCTTTTGGACACTGGTGAAACAAGGGTTGATGGCAATATTAACTCACGGTCACGGGTAGAAAAATCTGAAAAGAAAGAGCCTTTCGGTTCATGGGAGTATCACTACAGCCCAGATGATTGCCAGAGAACAGTCGATTGGATGCTGGTAAACGACCCCAGCTACTTCATGAATCACATCGCAGGTTGTCGAAACCGTGGTCGTGGTCAGGTTTATCGCATGGACAACCTGCAAGACTACGCCAACGAGAAGATCATCGAGCTTCTCACCAAAAAGAAAAACGAAGAATAGTAACCTAAAGGAGAATAACAAATGGAAAAAGACCTAGAAAAATACTGCATGAAGATGATGGGCATATACGGAGGCACTTATGTCATCAACCATGAACTAAAGGTAGTGGCTATCTACAAGGGAGACCTTCAAGATTTAGATGTCTTATCTTTTGATGAAGTCCTAGAAGAACTACGAGAAGCAGCTTAAACCCAAGGAGAGCCACATGGCTGAACATGCACACCAACCCTGTCCATTTACATCGTGTGGCTCTTCTGATGCCTTTAGTTGGAACACTGATGGTTTCGGTAAATGCCACGCCTGTAGCAATGGATACCCCTCGAAACGAGAGACATTCGATTGGGCGCAAAACAAATACCCCGTCAGTGGAAATAAGGATTATAGCATGAGTGCAACAAACTTTACGCCAAAGCTAATAGAAGATATTAGTGATGGCAGCTACGTTAATATGCGTGGCATAAACAGTAAAACAATGGAGGACTACGGTGTTCTAACATACGATGATCGTCAGGAGTATGTGTACCCCAGCGGGGGAATTAAAGTTCGTAAGCTAGACGAAAAGGGTTTCTACGCTAAGTCTGGGTTCAAGGGTGATGAACTCTTCGGTATGAACTTTTTTACAGCAGGTAGCTCCAAGATGGTTACGATCACTGAGGGTGAACTAGATGCTCTCTCAGTGGCACAAATACTAAAGAGTGGGTACACTAACCCTGTTGTGTCGTTACCCTCTGCTACACCCTCCAAGAAGCTCTGGGAGAACTGTGCGGATTGGCTAGGCAGTTTCGAGAAGATCATCCTATCGGTTGACAATGATGACGCTGGTAATGCTCTTGCTGACCGTGTGTCAAAGCTGTTCCCTAACAAGGTCTATCGTGTTGACCATCGACCATACAAAGATGCTAACGAGTTCCTACAGGCTGGTAAGGCAGCAGACTTCAAGAGTGCATGGTGGAACGCCCGTAAGTACACACCTGAGAATGTGATGAACAGCACACAGGATTTCTTGTCGTTGTACAAGGATACACCTGAGCATCAGTATGTACCTACAGGTATCCAAGCACTAGACGATAAGATACTTGGCCTCATGCAGGGTCACTTCACGGTAATCAAAGCACCCACGGGTATTGGCAAGACGGAGATCATGCGGTTCCTTGAGTACAATATGTTACAACGTAAGATTCCTATTGCTGCATGGCACTTGGAGGAAACCAAGTTACGATCCTTGTTAGGTCTTGTGTCTTACCAATGTAATGACAATCTGACACGCAGGGACTTAATCGAAGATAAGGGCGCAGAGGATCAGGTGATTA